AACTTGGCTCATCGTCCATATCGGTCGAAAGTTGTAAAAAACCACCCGCTCTAAACCTAGCTAACGCTAAAGTCGTAGCATCAACTAAATCATCGTGCTCCCCTGCAGGAAAATCACTAACTTCTTCCATAAGTTCTTCACCAAAACGGTTATCAGGCACCCAAACACGTCCATCTTGGAAAATTGGGGAGACAGAATTTAATCTTGCTATCTTATCTTGCCCTTTTCCTGGACTAAATGTATTAACAGGTATCCCCATACGTCTTAATTCTTGTATTAGTGGTAATCCTGACCCTTTTGCTTCAATAATTATACTATCAGGGTCCCAAAATTCGTATAATCGCATAGCTTCTTGTTTTAATTCAGGAAAATCGAATCTTTCTTTAATACAATCTATTAAAATTAGGTGTGCTTCGTCCCCTTTATAATGTTCTTCGCCTATTTTACCCTCTGGATAGAAGACACCCCACGTTGTTATAGCAGTAAAATCAGCTCTTTCGCTTTTTAAAAACGCTGTATCGTAACTTTGTATTAAATAATCGCACGTTGGTGGTTTTTCTTGTTCCCAAATCTTAAACCAATCTTTAGGAATAATAGAAATACCTTCACCTGTAGGTCTTTGCATATATTGTGCCGCCCATTTAGACGGACTAACAGACGCTTTTATACTTTCTAATTCCTCTAATTTCCAAAATTCTTTCCAAAGGGGTTTACCGCTAGGTAAAATTGCAGGAAATTCTATAACTTCCCATTGGTCTGCACCTTTTTCTTGTGCCATTTTCTTAACTAAACGTCCTGTTAAATCTTTTTTAGACCAACGGGTCATAACTATTACGATTGCACCTCCAGGCTGTAGCCTTTGACGCGGTCCAGTCATAAACCATTCGTAAGCTTCGTCTAATGCTTTATCAGACATAGCGTCTTGTTCGGAATGCGGGTCGTCAATAATAAACAAATCCGCACCCCTACCAGCTAACGCACCTCCTGTACCTGCTGCATAATATTCTCCGCCTTTATTTGTTAGCCATTTACCTGCAGAACGGCTATCAGCTTTTAATTCTGTTTCAGGAAATAAAGTTTTATATTCTTCGCTATCAATTAAATCCCTAACTTTTCTACCAAAGTTAACTGCAAGGTCAGCGGTATGAGTTGCTTCTATAATTTTTAATTTAGGATTTTTACCTAACAAGTATGCAGGAAATAAATGCGAAGCAAATTCAGATTTCGTATGACGTGGCGGCATATTAATTATTAAACGTTTTAATTTACCGTTAGCTATATCGTCAAAAGCTTTCGCCATTTTCTGATGGTGTTCGCCTGAAATAAATTCATGCCAAATACCTTTAACAAAATGTAAAAAAGTTGACGTAGAAATTTCTTGGTGGTCGCGTTTTTCTAATTCTTCTAAAAGAATAGTAAATTCTTTTGCTTCTTGGGTAGTTAAATGCGAAACATCTAAGTTTTTTAAATCTTTTAAATCAGTCACGTAAGTTTAATAAATCCGCTAAATTAAATTCTTCAAAATTTTGTATTGCTTCATCGGAAAGAGATAGTATCGTATCGCCTTCTTCTCGCATTAATTTTCTTGGTGGGAATAAAATTGAATCATAACCTGCACCTCTAAATATATCTCCTACGGGTTTATTAATCATTGATGGTGCACCTACGTTAGGTGATTGGGTCATAAGTTCTAATGTATTACGAGTGTTTTGGTTTAATGCTTGGTCGTAAGGATTACCTTTTACTGTATTTATATTATCACGGATTTTAATTAATTCTTCTATAAAATCGGGCGGTAAATTTTCTGCGTCTGCAATATTTTTAAATTCTGGAGTAATTTTATAAACAGATTTTTTCGGAACATCTTTTAGAAGTTTTTGTTTTAATGCAGGTGTTAAATTTTCAAACATATCTTGGTTATCTATACTTTGACCAAATATTTTTAATCGAGGGTCGGTTTTATCTAATACCGTATAAATACCACCCGTTGATTTATTTAAGTTATACATATCATCTTGAATTAATTTAGGCGTTCGTAACGTTTCTATTCCTGAAGGACCGCCGTGATAAATAGTTTGATTAAATGGTGCAGGGTCTTTTGGTTTTGGAGTATTAAAATCGAAACTTCCTTGTTTTGTTGGTGGTGGGGGCGGTGGTGTTTGTGCGTCAATCTTTTTAAGTTCTTTTATAATCCTTGCTTCCGCTTTAGATGAAGCGTCTAATTCGTTAGGGTCAACTGATTTTGATTGTATATTTCTTTCTCTTTTTAAATCGTTAATTAATTTTTGACGTTTAGCTAATATTGATATTCCTTCTGCAGGTATACCGCCACCAGGAAGATAATCTAAATAACCTAAATATTCACCTAATTTATCTTGTCTACGTTTAGCTAATTCTTGTGATAATCCAGGAATAAAATTTGCAATGCCCGCTGCAAAATTTTGTATCGGGTCTTCAGTATTTAACGGTTGGTCTAAATAATTTAAAACGCGGTCCCCTAACGATGGTAGCATCGTTGGTTCGATTCTATAACGTTCTAATTCCTGTGCCATATTAAGTAAAGTAGTTTAAACAAGGAGTGAGTTTCTTTGTCGGCGGATTATTTTTCACTAGTATTAGAAGCTCCAAAATAAAAACTTATAACGGCACTTGCTAAACCGCCTAGATAGCCGAGTACCAAATTAATTAATGCTTCGCTATTTTGTTCTGGTGGTTGAATCGTTACTAAAAAGATATAACCTAAAAAGCCACCGACCATAGCTATACCAATAATACGTGCGGTCCAATCTTTGCTAAACTTGGTTCGTGCATCTTGCTTATCAAGTGTTTCTAATTTAAAAACGTCTACTTGAAGTTCTTTCATTTTTACTTCGAAATCTTTTTCTGCTTTTTTGATTTCTAACAGTTGTTCAGGGGTAGCGTTTTGTAGTGCGTTCTCAATGGCTTGTTGATTGTTATCAACACCAAGAACTTTAGAAATTACGTTTGACGCCATTCCACCTAGTGGACCACCTAACGCCGTACCAAGTGTGGGTGCGACTGCACCGACAACATTCTTCAAAAGGTTTTTCATAGCAAAAGTATAATCCAAAAAAATTTTTTCGCAAAATTTTTTCACTAGGGACTTATTTGTAAAGTAGATGCAATTAAGAGGCTGAAACTAAGGGACGGCGGAGGGTACGGAGGCAGCGGTAGCGTAGGGGGGTATAGGGGGCTTTCTAAGGGCGTAGAAAAAGGGCTACAGTAGTAGCCCTTATGGATATATAGTTATTAAGTTAGCTTAGCTTAGCTTAGTTCTATGAAGCCTTTATCAGCTAAGTCTTGTCTATAGTGGTTAAATACTTTTAAAGCTGTTTGTACAGTTTTAAAGTTAGTATTATAAACTAGGCTATCGCCTTCATATTTACCTACGCATAGGTCGTTAATAGTAGCTTTATAGTTATCAGCGTTAGCTAATGCTTGTATAAAACATTGAGCTTGAGCAGGTAACTTGTTAGCACCCTCAGTTGTTAACAATGTAACTACAGCGTTAGGAATAAAACCCTGCTTAGCTTTAAAGTTAACGTCAATAGCTTTCTGTTTCTTGGTAGCTATAACCTCACCTTTTTTAGGATTTATTTTATTGTTCATACTGCCTATTATACTTACTTTTATTACGAACTCAATAGGTTAGTCAAAATTAATTAAATTATTTTAGGTTAGTTAAAAGTAGTAAAGTTAGTAATTATTTTAGAAAGAACGAAGGACGGAACGAAGGACCAGGATTATTACACGCGAACGAAAGAAAGAACGAACGATAGATTGATAGAGTAGAGGGACAAGGATAGAGTGAGGCGACGGATAGAGCGACGGATAGAGTAGAGCGATAGACTAGACTAGAGTAGACCATAAAAAAGGCGACCGAAGTCGCCTTTTGGAACCAGTCAAGGTTTAGCTAATTGTTACTAAACCCTCATCGATAAGTCTAGCTCTGTAATGAGACCAGATATCCATCGGTGTTTGGACTGTTACCAATCCAGCTTTTAGTAAAGCTGAGTCTTTGGAACCATCTTCTCCAACCAGCTCACCAACTGTAAGACTGTAGTCTTTCGCAGCTAGTAAAGCTTCGATAATTTTCCCAGCTTGGGCAGGGAATTTACCCTCAGGTGTTGCAACCAATGTAACAACTGAATTATAGTTAGCAGTCCCTTTCTGGTTAGCTGCTTTAAATTTCTTATCTATCATAATTTCTCCTTTCTAGATAGTGGGCTAAGCCCTAGTTAATATAGTACCTATTATAGCAGCGATTGGTATCAAAGTAAAGGAGTAAAAGATAAAGAAGAAAGTCCATCAATCGTTCTTTCTTTCCGTCGGTCAGTGTTTCTTGGTGAAGTCGCCTTCGATTACATTGTCAGTTTTCTTTGCAATCAATTCTTTGAGGCGAGTGAGTATATCGTCTTTGGTCATCAAATCAATCTTTGCAGTCAATATTTCACGTCTATCGATGTAGAGTCCACCAGCTTTGCCTCGATGGACTTCGGCGGTGATGGCTGCGGATATCTGTCCTTGGTCTTTGGCTTCTTCCCGTAGGTCGTGTAGAGTAGAGAGGTGGTTCTCTAGAGAAACTGCTTCCTTCTCTGAGGCTTGGATTTCCAAGTCAATGAGGTAGTTTCGTACAACTGGGTTATGATTGAGTAGAACGCT